ATACAAACAATTTTATTGACACTGGTAGCTATATTTTCAATGGTTTGGTATCTGGGTCAATATTCGGGGGAATCCCAGGAAATAAGATCACTGCTCTCGCTGGAGAGTCGAGTACTGGTAAGACTTATTTTTGTCTTGGCATTGTCGAGCATTTCCTTAAGTCTAGCAGCGATAGTGGTGTCATATACTTTGAATCAGAATCTGCTATAAGTAAAGATTTGATTGAGAACAGAGGAATAGATGCATCACGTATGATGATTGTACCTGTTACTACTGTTCAAGAATTTAGAACTCAATCCATTAAGATATTGGATAAATATCTACAACAAGATCCAAAGGATCGGAAACCTCTGATGTTTGTTCTTGACTCGCTTGGTATGCTAAGTACTACCAAAGAGATTGAGGACAGTGAAGCAGGTAAAGAGACACGTGACATGACTCGTGCTCAAGTTGTAAAGTCAATATTTAGAGTCCTTACTCTTAAATTGGGTAAGGCGAATGTCCCTCTATTAGTTACAAATCATACCTACGATGTTGTCGGCAGTTATATCCCTACTAAAGAAATGGGAGGCGGGAGTGGCCTCAAGTATGCCGCAAGTACGATTATCTATCTTAGCAAAAAAAAGGAAAAGGATCAGAAAGAAGTTATTGGAAACATTATCAAAGCTAAGAGTGCTAAATCGAGACTCGCAAAAGAAAACTCCCAAGTAGAAACAAGATTATTCTATGATGAAAGAGGGTTGGACTCTTATTATGGATTACTTGAACTTGGTGAGAAGTATGAGTTATGGAAAAACGTTGCTGGTAGATATGAAATGAATGGTAAGAAAGTATATGGTAAAGCAATCTTGTCAGATCCAGAAACATATTTTACTCCTGAAGTGATGCAAGCATTAGACGAGTGTGCTAAGAAGGAGTTCAGTTATGGTAGCTGAACTCAAAGACTATGTTAAATGTTATGATGGATTAGTCGATGGAGACTTTTGCAATTCTATTATTGAAGCGTTTGGAAAATCAAAAGTTGATTACTTCGATAGAGAACAGAGACCTTCGTTTCATGAGTATAATATTTCGCAAAGATATCTTGCAAAGGATCCTCTTTGGGTTCCTATCCAAGAAAAAATTTCTAAGATCTTACTTGATGCGGTAGAACTTTATATGGAAGAACTGGATTTAGGACCAGACTTTCCTGTTAAGTATGCCTTTGAACAGCATCGTATGAAGATGTATGAAAATAATAATTACGATCAGTTTAAAGATCATGTTGACGTTCAGAACTATGATTCTGCACGTCGTTTCTTAGTTTGTTTTGTTTATCTTAACTCAGTTCGTAGGGGTGGAGAAACTAATTTTCCTAAATTAGACTATGCAGTTCGGCCAGAATGTGGTAGAATACTTTTATTCCCTGCAACATGGCAGTACCGACATGCAGGTCTTCCTCCTAAATCAGGTAAGAAGTATATCATCGGTTCTTATTTACACTACGTATGACCTTAGAACTTACTATTCTCAGTAACCTAATCTATAATGATAAGTATGTCCGTAAGGTATTACCGTTTCTCAAACAAGAATACTTTACTGTTAGGTCATATAAGGTAATCTTTCTTGAGATACATGAATACATTACAAATTATAATACTTGCCCTTCATTAAATGCTTTAGGGATTGAGTGTCAAGAAAGAACAGATTTAACTGAGGAACAATTTAAAGAAATTACGGAGGTTTTAAGTGGACTATCCGATGAGAAAACGGAATTGGATTGGATCGTTGACACGACGGAGAAGTGGTGTCAGGAGAGAGCGATTTACTTATCGCTTATGGAATCAGTTAAGATTGCAGACGGTCAGGATGAAAAGAGAGATAAGGGAGCTATTCCACAAATACTAAGTGATGCTTTAGGAGTATCTTTTGATACTAATGTTGGACATGATTATGTTTTAGATGCTGAGACTCGTTATGATTTCTACCATAAGAAAGAGGATAAGATCCCCTTTGATCTGGAATATTTTAACAAGATTACAAAGGGTGGTATTCCGAATAAAACACTTAACGTTGCTCTCGCTGGTACTGGTGTTGGTAAGTCTTTGTTTATGTGTCATGTCGCAGCTTCAGTTCTTCTACAAGGAAAGAACGTACTATACATCACGCTTGAGATGGCTGAGGAAAAGATTGCTGAGAGAATTGATGCTAATCTATTGAATGTTAATATACAGAAGTTGGCAGAGATGCCAAAGATGATGTTCGAGAAGAAGATACAGAAACTTTCTAAGAAGACACAAGGTAAACTTATAATTAAAGAGTACCCTACTGCATCTGCACATGTAGGTCATTTTAAAGCATTACTTCAAGAACTTGCTTTAAAGAAAAGTCTCAAACCAGATATTGTTTTTGTAGATTATTTAAATATATGTGCTTCACAAAGGTACAAAGGATCTATTGTTAACTCTTACACTTATGTTAAGGCGATTGCGGAGGAACTTAGGGGGTTGGCTGTCGAAGCTAACGTACCAATCGTTAGTGCTACTCAAACTACTCGTGCTGGTTTCGGTTCTAGCGATGTTGACCTTACTGACACTTCGGAGTCCTTCGGACTCCCTGCTACTGCTGACCTTATGTTCGCTCTCATATCTACTGAGGAGTTGGAAGCGATGAATCAGATTATGGTTAAGCAATTAAAGAACAGATATAATGATCCTACGATGAATAAAAGATTCTGTGTAGGTATTGACAGATCTAAGATGAGGCTGTATGATATACAAGATGCTCAAACCGATCTAGTTGATTCTGGAAAAGAAGTTGAGATCGTTAAAAAAGTGTCAGGTAAAAAAACATTCGCTGAATTAAAGTATGATTGATTTTAAACGTTACGAAGAGTTTGTAGATGCTGTCACATCCGATGCTTCTAAAGATTTTGTCTATCTTGCTGACCGTATGGTTGAGCTTGACAGAGAGGGTGCCAATATTGAACGTCTTACCACTGCTGGCGTTGGGCTTGCTGCTGAGTCTGGTGAGTTTCTTGAAATTGTTAAGAAGATGGTCTTTCAAGGTAAACCTTGGAACGACGACAACAGAGAGCATCTTATTATTGAGTTGGGTGATACTATGTGGTACGTAGCACAAGCATGTATGGCACTTGGTATATCATTTGAAGAAGTAATAGAAACTAATGTTAAGAAGTTAGAGAAGAGATATCCAGGTGGATCATTTGATATCCATAAGTCTGAGAATCGTGCAGCAGGAGATCGTTAATGCATATCATTACATTAATTACAATTGTTGTGATTGCATCGACAATAATTATATTAAAGGTATACAACCCTCATTAAATTATGCCATTATCTGAACAAGTTGAAACCTCTCTTATGGAGGCACAAGAAGATCTACGTAACGCATTATCATTTGCAGCACGTACTGAGAAACCTTATATCTCAAAACATATTGCAGATATGATGTCTAATATTGATAACATCATACATGTAGTACCTTTATTAGAGAAGGTTGAAGATGAATTTACCGATTGATTCTAAAGAGCTTGATTATATCGTTCTTGCACTATGGAAGTGTCGTAAGAACGCTGGTGAACCTCAATGTAAAGATCTATATGAGAAATTAAAATCGTTTAGAGAAACATTATGATGCATTCTAAAGATGACGTTAGAAAAAATCTTTTATTAATGATGAAAGATTTGTGTTACAAGAAGGGTGAGTTTAAACTTTCTTCTGGTAAGACTAGTGAACATTATATAAATTGTAAACCAGTTACATTATCAAGTTGGGGATTATCATTAGTATGTCCTTTGATGGTGGAGCATTTAGAAGAAGATACAAAATCAGTAGGAGGTCTTACTCTTGGTGCTGATCCTTTAGTAGCAGGTGTTGCATTAGCAGCATTACTACAAGAGAAACCAATTGATGCTATGATAGTTCGTAAGGAACCTAAAGGTCATGGTACAGGTGCATGGATAGAAGGACCAGTTAAACCAGCTGGGTCTAAGATAACTGTATTGGAAGATGTAATTACTACAGGTGGATCTGTTTTAAAAGCAGTAGAGAAGTTACGTGATGCAGGTTATACTGTTCAACGTGTTGTAAGTATTGTTGATAGAAAGGAACACGATCCGTTTACTTTTTTAGATGCAGGTTTAGAACTTGTTAGTCTTTTTACTATAGAGGATTTTAATGAGTAGAGAAATTCCGACTAAAGATTACATGCAAGCAGGTTGGGACTCTGGTCCTACTGGATGCCATCCCTATAAACGTGGGAGTAGGCATAATAAAATAGGTATGTATATAATGTGGAGTTACTATATACTTGTTATAGGTATGATAGTAAGACTTATAGTTGTATTAAACTAATGGAACTAACTGACCTAAATGTTAATAACGTTCTTGATGAGATCCGTCCTTTTATTGAAATGGACGGAGGGTATCTTGAGTATATCGCAATAGATTATACTAAAGATGGTCCTATAGTCATGGTCAGAATGTTGGGTGCTTGTGCAGGATGTGCTATGAGTGCTCAAACTATGACGATGGGTATTGAAAAATTAGTTAAAGAGCGATTCCCCGAAGTAATACAGGTGATATCAGTATGATGTTAACTCAAAAAATTATTAATGAAATCCAATTAGCGATGACTCACACCAAGAAAGATGGTACGGTCAATTGGAAAGATGGTGATGAGATAGATGTATGTCTTGCTGGTACATTTGCTGGTGATAAATTTATTACTATCATCAATAGAACACGTAGTAATACAACAAAAAGATAATGTGGTACGTTATAGGTTGGACAATAGTAACACTTTGGTTATTATCTAAATTGGGAGTGTTTAAAAAATGAAGATGGATACTCAAGGGATGAGTGGACCTGCTGATCCCGATTATAAAGGTCCGAAACAGGTTCATAAACCTATGGAGATACATCCTATGAGGTTGTTTACTCCTGAGATGGTTAAGGAGTTGAAGATATTAATTAATGAAGTGTTAGATGAGAGAGAACATAATAAGAAGATGCAAGGACCATATGATTTGTATGATGAGATAGATGATCTAAAACCATCCTATTTTGATACGGAACATTTTAAACATTATCTCGATGAACCCGAACCTCCATATAACGGAAGATAAATAATATCGGAGACCTGTGTTCGATTAATGGCATTCACCCCTAATACAGCAGACAAAGAATCACTTCAGACTTTAGCCATGGCTGTTAGACAGAAGTTGGCAAAGAATATTTCTCCTGCTGATTTAGAACCTCACATGGCAGACTTACCTGCACTCGATCCTTTAATTAAAAAGCATTGTGAAATTGATTATACTAAATGCAATTCTCGTTTTGCTAACTGGGTTGAAGCAGGTGCTGAAGATTGGTTAGAGTCATCATGTTTTATTGCTAATAAGTCATACGGACCATTATTTAAACAGGCAACATATAATTTTTACAGACAAGATTTTGTTAAAGACTTTAAAGGAACGTATAATAAGTTAAGGAATAATATTAAAAGGAAAGCATCCGTATCGATGATGAGAAAGATGTATGCTGTTGTTGGTATGAGTGAGGATAAATGGAATCCTGCTGATATTATTGCGATAAAAGAATCTAAAGAGACTGAAGTACTTAATAAACTTAAAAATTTTAAAGCATCTAAACATTCTACTATGTCCAAGGATGTTGAAAATGCAAATAAACAATTAAGTAGTATGCCTGGAGAAGCAGGTAAGAATATTCAGATGATGAAAGATCTGGATGAGATGTATGAGTATAACCAACTGATAGATGATTTGTTTAAAGACAAAGACTGTATGGGTTTGTCACTTAAGAAAGCTACTTCCCCATCCGTTAAGATGGAAGTACTAAGGCATAAAAAAGTCAAGGGTATGAAGGAAGCTTTGAATTTGAAGGTTGATGTTACTAGAGTTGATTATCTTGAGAGTAATCAGAAGTGTTTGGTGTATTTTAATATGGCAGATAAGTCAGGACATTACTTAGACATTAGAGGATTTGAAAGTAGTAAGAAGATTGCTGATGTACAGGTACAACTTTCAAAGACTGGTAGTTCTGCTGCTCATGGTAAGGTTACACTACCAATTATAACACTAATTACTAAGAGAAGTAGGGGTGGTAGAGCATTTATAACGATGAGGAATAAAAGGAATCAGTTGTTTAAGAAAACATTTCAGAAGAGTGGCATTCATAGTTTTAGTGATTGGAGAATCTTTGATGGTTATACTAAGAAAGGTATGGACAAGGAATTGAAAAATGATTTAAAAAGTTGGGCAGAGTATATTGAATTTTTATCTAGTAAGAAACATAGTTCTAGTCACATAATTGGTAAGGTGATGGAACTACTTGGTAAAAAAAATTCTAGTGCAGTCTTTACTGCTGCCAAATTTTTAAAGCATAAAGTTCAGTCTTATGAGGTTGGTTATATTCTTGATAAAGAACAGAAAGTAATTAGAGAAGATGTGAAGAATAATATTATTAAATCTATGGTATCATACGCAGGATCAAAAGGTATGTTTATCTTTAATAATAATAGTGCAGTAGCATTCATGACAAGTAGTACATATATGAAGATGGGCGGTTAAGGAACTGGCACACTACTGTCCCATTACCCCCATGTAATGCAGTATAATGCAGGTATAGACAGAGATCCTATGCCAAACAAGCACTTAGAACATCCAGAAGATACTATCCTAGATGGTCGGAGGGTTGCTCTACGTACGGTAAAGGAACTTATTAAGACAAAGAATTTATCTGTTAAGTGGGATGGTGCTCCTGCTATAGTATTTGGTATGACCAACGGATCATTTTTTGTTGGTACAAAGTCAGTATTTAATAAGAGAAGACCAAAGATTAACAGGTGTCCTGCAGATATTGATAAGAATCATAAGGGAGTTGTTGCAGATATACTTAGATTATGTTACCGTCATCTTCCTAGAGTTAATGGTATCTATCAGGCAGATTGGATTGGTGTAGGAGGTGGTCAAATATATAAACCTAATACTATTGAATATAGATTTGGTGAACCAGTATACAGTAAGATTATTGTAGCACCACATACACAGTACACAGAATTAAGTCCTAATGCGGAAGCAAAGATGGGAGTTAAACTTGCTTCATCTGATGAGTGCTATATGGTAGACACTAATAACGCAGAGGTAATACCACCATTAAAATGGACAGAATTTTTAAGAGTTTTACCTAGTATCGTACAGTCAAAAGTACCTTCAAAACGTGTAGAAATAGCAAAATATATCAATTCTTATATAAGAGCAGGACATGTTCCGCATCCTGAGGAAATGTACTCACAGTTAGATGCTAAATATAAGGGAGAAGTTAATGTTCATACCTTTAGAGCATGGCATTTAATCTCACAACTGAAACAGCGTCTACTTGATGCGATTGTTGTTAATGATAACGTTGAATGTTATATTGATGGTAAATCTTCAGACCATGAAGGTTATGTGATTGTTTCTGACAACCCATACAAAATCGTAGACAGACTTACTTTTAGTAAAGCAAACTTCAACCTTAATAAAAATTGGACGAATGAAAAAGTTTAGTGCTTTTCTATACGAAGCTCAGAAATCTTATGCTGCTCAAGAAGCAGAGAGGTTGCAACTTACTCACGTAGGATATGGTAAATATGCTGATGTGAGAGGGAATGTAACTCACATGAGTAAAGCAGGGAAGTTAATTAAACTTTCTCCACAAGAGCAAGGAGGACAACAGCAAGGTGGACAGGAAGAAGAGGGAGGAAGCGAAGATAAGGTCGATCAAGGTGCAATATCTATTACTTTCGGAAGATTTAATCCACCTACTATTGGACATGAAGCTTTAATAAAGAAGGTTGCGTCTACTGGAAAGGGTGGAGACTATAGAATATACCCAAGTAGAACAGTTGATCCTAAAAAGAATCCATTAGATCCTGGTTCTAAAATTAAATTTATGAAGCAAGCATATCCAGATCATGCTAATGCTATACAGAATAGTGAAGATATGAAAACTATCTTTGATGTTCTTACCGCACTTGATAGTGAAGGATATAGTGAAGTTAATCTTGTAGTTGGTGGTGATAGGGTTGCTGAGTTTAATTCACTAGCAACTAAGTATAATGGTAAACTTTATAATTTTAATGATATTAATGTAGTATCTGCTGGTAATAGAGATCCTGATGCAGATGGTATAGAAGGAATGTCTGCATCTAAATTGCGTAAGGCAGCTGCCGATAATGATTACGAGACATTTAAACAGGGCATACCAAAGACATTAAGTAAGAAACAATGTGAGGAACTATTTGCTGCTGTACAACAGTCTATGTCTGTAGAAGTACAGGAAGATTTTAGTGAAGTTTCCTATCAGTTGTATGAGATTGCACCTAAATTAGATCCGAAGGGTTTGCGTGAAGCATACTTTGGTGAAGGTCTTTACTCAGTAGGAACTTATGTCGAGAACGTCAACACAGGGATCGTTTCTAAGATTGTTAGTCGTGGTAGCAATTATGTCATCTCTATTGATGAGCATGAGTTTATTTTTCGTACCTGGTTAAAGGATCTTGTTGAGGTTAATGATATAAAGTATTTTAATTGGACACCTGCTGGAGAAGTTGGTACTAAAGAGTTAGATGATTATGTTCGTAAATTAACTCCTGGCGAATTCATTAGGAAGATAAATAAAAAGGACAAGACAGCTACTCCCATAGGATTAAGATGATTGATACCAGAACAAATCCCCTACCTGATATGACTGATGCCCTTAAAGAAGTAAAGGGGTATGCTAAAGGAGGTGAAGTAAAGAAAAAAAATGGTGAGCGTTGGCAAGACGATGATGGTGATGGTAAGTGGTACGAAAAAAGTGATGTAGATGGCAAGATCTCCAAGAGGGAGAAGGAAGAGAAGAAGAAAAAGGAAAAGGAAGAAGAAGTAAAAGAATCGATGCTTCTAACTCGTGCTGACAAGAAAGGTAACACACCTGCTTGGCAGAATAGAGATAAGAAAAATCCTAAGACTGGTAAGCCAATCTATAAGAAAGCAGATCATCTTAATAAAGAAGAAGCAGAGATTGAAACTCTTAAGAAGATGGAATTATTTTCTGATGACGAAATTCAATCTATAGTTGACAAGATGGACTTTAGTGGAGAAGAGTAATGCTTACTTTTACACAACTAGCTGAGAAGAAATCTAAAGTTAAAATTAATCCTAAGAAAGAAGATTGCCTAGAGGCTAAGAATCACGGTCAAGAATGTGATTGTAAGATCTGCGAATCTAAAAGGGATAAGGAAGAACCTGATGTTCAAAAGAATGAAGAGGTATCACATGTTGATGAAATGCATGTGACTGCTTCTATGGGAAGACATGCTAAAGCATGGAGAGAAAAGAAAGCAGAAGAGCAAAGGAGAAAAGATAATCCTAAGTACTATGCAGAGCTTGATAAGATCAGAGCTGCTAAAGCAAAGAGAGCTGCTAAAAAAGAAAAGAATTTAGCAAGCACTAT